TTCTTCAAAGATTGTCCAGAGTCCGTTTCCGTTTCGTAGTTAATAGCCAATTTGGATAACTCATCTCTGGGTTGTCCATCATCTTGACCTGTTAGTGCCATTAGAGCTTTATCATCATCATTCTCTAATGCCGTGACCATCTTATCGAACTGGTCATTAATTGTTGCTAGATTATTTATTTTAACTTCTCCTTTTTAAAAGTTAGCGATAAATTTATTCTACTGGATAAACAACTTCGGTGTCAAGCCAATTCTTACCTTTTTTTATTTCAATCTCGACAGGCATTAAGTATCTGATTTTATATCTTTTTTGTAGATCTGCCGCAACACCCAACATAGAAACTTTTAAAATTTCTAAAACATGTAGCTCTTCATCAGGATGACAATCTATCACAATAGAGTCATGTACAGTATTACAAATAAGAGACTTATATGGTTGCAATCTTTTATCTAATTCAACCAAACAACAGGGCAATATATCTGCAGTTGCAAACCCTTGTACAGGATAATTACATATAGCAGTACGGTTTGTTGCAGTACCCCAAGTTGTCCACTGTACATCTGGGAAACAATATCTGCGGCCAGAAGGCAACATGATCTGTTTTGTTTGAACTGCTTCTCGTTGCAATTTATCATGCCACTCTGTTACACCTTCATACTTTGCCTTAAATGCTCTGTAATATTTCTGTTGGTCTGGTGTGCCTGTTACACCACCATACAACGGTTTGAATGTATCAGCTTTAGCAGTCTGTCTATCACAACCAATTACAGATGCAGTGTAAGCATGTACATCCACACCATCTTTTACATCTTGATATATCTGCGAATCATTTGCCAAAAATCCTGCAACTCTAAACTCCAACTGTGAATAGTCTCCCTCAATAATCGAACCACCTTCAAACCTGCTTTCAACCACCTTGCGTATACGAAACGTAGATCCACGTGGCATGTTCTGAAAATTTGGGTTTCTTGACGATAGACGACCTGTAGCAGTAATGCACTGCATAAATTCTGGATGTATAAAATTATTCTCATCAACATTATTTTCCATTCCCTCTACAAATGTACTAAGGTATGTACGCAAAGCCGAATATCTAACATACAATTCAACAAATTCTTTTGCAGCGCCACTAAGTGCTGGCAACATTTCTTCAAGAGTTGTCTTATCTGTTTTAAATCCTGCTTGTGCAACATCCTTTGTGTTTCTTGGCACAATACGTAATCCTGCAACTTGTTTACTTTGAGAGTAAACTACACCTGTTGCATTACAATTCTTACATAGTCTGTTAGCTTTTCCTAATTGTCCGTTCTTTAATTTAAAACGCACTCTTCCAACACCTTCACATGTACCACACTGATACCCTGTTGTTTTCTTAATCACTTCAGTATTGTTTCGTATTGTACGAGCAAACAACTCTTTGGACATTTTCTTTCGCATCTTTATCTTACGAGTTGCACCACGCATCTCATGTCCAATGTTAAATATTCTTGTCCATGTTTCTTTGTTGTTTATCTTGCGAGAATAAAACAACATAGATCTATCATCTGCACTGTTAAGATTAATTGGTGTGTCACCCATGACATCACTGACAATCTGTTTCAAACGTTTGTCTATAGTAGTTAGTTCGTGTTCGTATTCATTTCGTATATCGTTGAGTGTTTCAAGATTAACTTTTATTCCTGCGTGTTCTATCTTCGCAAGAACATTCGTCATATCAAGCGACAAACGCAGTGTCGGCAATAGTTTCTTCATCTCCAAATAACTCCTCAAATGTTGTGCCAAAGGCTTCTAATTGTTTCAATGCAACTTGTTCAGTTGCTTCAACGTCTGCTATACCATACTCTTCTATTATATCGTATGGTATATCATAGAATGTTTTACCATCTTTTAAATATCCGTCAACAAGACTTTTCTTTTTCAATGCACCATAGCGTTCAGCTACACTTTGTAATCCTAAACTCCAACGTCTTGAAGATGAAAGGATATACTCAGCAACCATAGTATCATAAAGGTGATTATTATAGACAAAGCCACAATCACGCAACCAAGTAATGTCGAACTTGATATTGTGACCGATAAGGACATCAACGTTGTCCAAAGACTCCTGTAATAACTCACCACCCTTGTAGTCTGGTTTGCGAGTAGAATGATTGAAGCATAAGTAAGAGGTAAGGCTACCCATATACTTATAGCCAACGCTAACGAGCTTGTTGCCGAAATAAGGTAAGGGAGTAAATCCACCATTAGTCTTCTCCTTGTGTGTTGTTTCTACGTCTAGTGTCATGCATATCATACTTCTGTTGCCTTTCTTTCTTTTTGTTGTACTTCTTCTTATTAGGTATCATTCTACGTCTATCTCTTGCCATCATAAGAAATCTAGCTATTGGATTTATCTTCTGCATCTTTTAAAATATAATTTTCTATAAAATGTTGTACGTTTGGTTTATGTCTATACCATTTATTTCGGTGTAATACCCTCCAATTATCATTATACAGTGTTACCACAAACTTATCATTAATTAATACTTGACCACTCTCATAATCTTGTACTTTTAAATCTGCTTCAATAAATTTTATAAGCTTACGTATTCTGCTATGCTCTCTTGCCCAACGATTAGAGTATTGCAACTTATGATCGTTGTCTTTAGCACACTGTTTAGCACGAATGTCAGCATCAGCTAACTCTTCTTTTAACTCAATTAAATCTTTTTCATTATATGGTTCATTATACATTAATAATACACTCCATGTTCGACATCAATGTTACAATTTAACATACCATGCCATCCGTTAATTTTATTTTTTGAAATACAAATGTGTCGCACAACATTCTCAACTTCACTTGATCCTGTTTTGCCTATGCCTATAATGACATCTGCTTCTCCTGCCTTACCTGTCTTACTATTGTCAAGCATTGCATAGTCAATGAAAGCACGATCATGTGCTTCATAGCTTGCTTGAGATACTGCCCACAATAAAAGATTACCACGTTTTGCAACTTCCCTAGCAAGTATATATATTTCTTTTAGTCGTTCATCTCCACGACCAAAGTCACCTCTTACTTTAAATTTATCCAACTGATCACAGAACATTATGTCAGGCTTGTTTAACTGTGCATAGTCATTCACTTCTTCAATAGATGTTCCAACTGAATCCATAATCCGTAAGTATGGTTTAATTTCTTTTCTGTACAGTTCAATATACTTTTCACGGTCTGTGTTTAGTTCTTGTTTTGTCACGTTAAAGTAACTCTGTATAATCCGTAGTTTTATGTTTACGGCAGGTTCTTCGTTTGCCCAGTAAACAACTAATCTTTTCTGTCGTATGTAACTAGCACATAAGAACGCACAAAATGTCGTCTTACCCACCTCTGGTCTGGCAAATATTATCCCAAGATTACCTCGCCACATACCCTGCAGCACATCCCCAATAATGCTCCAATCAAAAGGAAAGTCAGGTTGTCCAGCACCTTGATCAAGCAACTCCCCAAGATCCATGTCAACTTCAGTATATGTCGTTTTGTTTTCCATACGACCATCTTCAACTGTATCCATAATCCGTTGCAACTCACCAAAGTCTTCATCTTGTCCTGTAAATATAGATATAGCTTTCTCACCAATGATCCTTGCCCTGTCACGCAACCAAAAGTTCTTAACCACATCCATCTGTAAATCGTGGTTGTTTGCATCAGGTGGTAATGATTCGACAACGAGAGATAGTTCTTTTTTTGATGAGGATGGCATCGCAGGATGTTTGTCAACATGCAATGCAAACAGTTCATCTTTTGTCAAATCTTTTTCATAGTTTGTATGTGCGTATGAGATACTTCTAAACAACTCTTTCAGTTGCCCTGTAAACATTTCTTCGTCTAATATATTTTTTACTTTGTTGAAAAAGTCATGCTTCAAACAAAAGCCAATGACCTTATGGTCAACTGATATGTTTTCTAATGATTCGTTCACGTTCGTTATCCTTTAAAATTTTCAGATCATCTGATAGTATTGCAACTTTGCAGTTCACATAATGTGAAATTTTTTTTGTCATCTCTATTGCCTTGACTGTCGCATCTTTGTCAAGTGCAACTATTGCATTTTTGTATTTCTTAATAATGTCAACATGTTGTTGCAACAAACTTGTTCCCATCAATGCAATCGATGAAACTTTGTCAGCTATACTACACGCAGATGGACAATCTTCTACAATGAAAATATTGTCACTATCCTTATGTATGTGAAATCCAAAGTTTGTCTTTCCGTATCTGTACCACTTTGGTTTTTTGTCAGCCAACGTTCTCCCCATTGCATCAACTACCTTACCTTTGTCCTTTACAAGAAATGTCACTCTATCGAAACGAATGTCATACATAATGTCAACACGATTGTCTAAATACGCTTGATACGAATTGACTGAGCGTACATAGTCAACAGCCTTTTGATTACGTGATAAAGGAACAAAGGTAGTTGGTAGTTGAAATTCAAAGAAAGGAGTATGTTTTATACTTGACTCTGACTTCTTTTCAAACACCATTCGAGAATTAGTTTTTGTCAGCCGTTTGCCTGTCACACCTTTGACATCACAGTCAGCATAAAAACAATTATACATTCTCTCATAACCATTGTCAGTCACACTCAACGTGTTCTTCTTATGGCACGATGGACAATCCATTCTTAATCGCCCATTGGGTTGCAAAGCCAAATCTTCAATAAATGTTTTCACCCAAGTATAACTCATGGTTACATGATTAGAATATAACAAAAAGTATTGTCAAATAATTTTTTTTATTTTTTTTGTTGACAGATAGTTTTTTATACATATTATCATAGTTCAGAGGTTCAACCCAATAGTAAAGAAAGGAAGGTCTATGACCCAATATTATAGTAATACTAAACAAAATTATGTAAATATCAATGATATGCATCATCAACA